GCTGGTAAAACAGTCGAGGAAGCATTCCCAACCAATATATGGACTGGCAAAAACGGCATACAAAATGTCACTCAATTCAGAGAAAACAAAACAGTACAAGCAGATGCGGCTGTTGACCTGATGCAGCAATCTCAAACTGCATTGACTAAAGCTAACATAATTTCAGGAACTGAAGCACCGCCTCAAATTGCTGGACTGGTAGTTGCTGGAGCACAATCTGGCGTGGACAAAACTATTCAAGTAGTAAAAGATCTGGGCAGCGCGACATTCAATCTTGGCAAGTCAGTGATAGATGCAAAGCTGTCGAGCAAAGTCAGCGAAGTCATTGACCGAATAGCGGGTGGTAATCAAGCTGGCGGTATTGGTCAGTCAGTTGCCAATAATCTAGGATCAATCGCTCAAGCATTTGCAGCAGGACAAGCAATAGACCCACAGCAAGCCTTGCGGGGAATCAGCGGTGCTGCATTCAATGCAATTGTAGCCAGAATGCCCAGATTGAAAGCAGGCATACCTCAAAACTTAGGTCTGGCATTGAAGCAGAGTATTGAAAAAGAAATATTGAATGCCGATAAAGCGGGCCAGTTTGAAGGCGGTCTGCTTGGCACGTTGTCTAACGTAGGTAATGATGTTCTTCAAGCAGTGCCTGGCGCAATCGGTCGCACTCTCAACAAAGAAATTTACAAAGCATTGCCCGGTGCAGGCGGAGCATTAGCGGCAAAGGTAAGCGGCACTCTTGCCGATGCCACACAGGACATTCTAACCAAGGTTGTAAAAGACCCTGGTAACATTATTGGCGCACTCGGCAGCATCGATACATACAAATCTGGACTCAACGCAGCAGGCGAAGGTCTGTCATCTGCTGCAAATCAGCTTGCAAAAAACGTCACGGCCAGCGCAAGCTCTTCACTCGCATCTGGGTTGAGAAACGTCGTAGGTGGTCCGAAGATCGCGACGTTCGTAACAGATAAATTGGGTGGTGCAGTCGATAGCATAATTCCTGGATCTGGTAAAATTAGCTCGTTAGTTAAAGATTTTACTGCATCTGCATTTGATGGCGTTAAAGGACAGTTTAAAGGTATAGTTGATCCACTTGATAAACTGGCTAGCTTTGGATTAAATCCTGGTGCGGCTGCTCAATTGCAGGCAGCACTTGCTGCGGTAGGATCAGCCGCATCTAATTCAATAAAGTTGCCTACAGCAGCGGTAAACACACTCGAAATCGGAGCAATCAATCAAAGCTTTGATTCGATCCTGGATGATCCAGGTATACCAAAACCTGCGTCTTTTGGAATTGTCGATGATACCGTTAAGTCAAAATTCGAAGAGCTTGACAATCAGCGCATCGAAAAACTTAAAAAACTTCAACAATATAAAGAATTCTTAGACAAACAGAAAGCAGCCAATCTTGCATATAAACAAGCAGTCAGCACACTACCAGCTGGCAGCCCAGATATTGCCAAGAAACGTCAGGAGTTTATTGATATTACCACTAATGCCGAATTCCTACGTCTGGCAGCCGAAATCAACAACACATAAATACCATTATGCCTCAATATATTGGATTTAGCACTATCAATGCAAACAAACCCAGGACGACAAACGTCATCAATGGAGTGGACGGCGGTACAGGCGGTATCACTACGCCTATTATCGTAGGTAAGAAATTCAGACTGGTGGATGAGCAACTGGTCATTCAAGACTTCTTGAACGCTCTCAACATCCCGCTAGGTCAAAAAGTCGGTCAACCACAATATGGTACCACCATATGGTCATTTGTGTTTGAACCCAACACATTTGATATGCAAATAAAACTTGAAACCGAAATTCGTAGAATAGCCAGCCTTGACCCCCGTCTTCAACTCAATGAGGTAAAGGCATATCCACACGATCAGGGCATTCTGATTGAGCTACAGGCAGCGGTGGTACCGTTTAACAATGCTACGCTTTTCAGTATCTTTCTCAATCAATCCAATAATTCAGCTACTTTTCAGTAACTAAAAATCGCTGTTTTTCAGATTGATAAATACTTAAAAGGGACCTGCTATGGCGACAAGTTCAAGACAATCGGCAATTTTCGGTGTTAACGACTGGAAAGCAATCTATCAAACCTTTCGTGAAGCGGATTTTCGCAGCTACGATTATGAAACTCTGCGCAAAAGTTTCATAGATTACCTACGTCTGTACTACCCAGAAACCTTCAACGATTACATTGAAAGTTCAGAATTCATTGCATTGCTTGACGTTATGGCGTTCATGGGGCAGGGTCTTGCATTCAGAAACGATCTAAATGCTCGCGAAAACTTCATCGATACTGCTGAACGTCGAGATTCAGTGATCAAGCTGGCTAATCTAGTTAGCTATACTCCGAAGCGCAACTTGACTGCCCAGGGATTTCTAAAAATAACCACTATCTCTACTACTCAAAACATCACAGACTTGAACGGCAATAATCTATCTAATGTGCCGATTTTGTGGAATGACCCAGCAAATGCGTTTTGGCAAGAACAATTCAATACTATCATCAATGCTGCTCTGATTAACACGCAGAGAATCGGTCGCCCTGGTAATACAGCCGATCTGCTAGGTATTATGACTAGTGAGTACAGTTTGTCCATCCCACCGAACAGCTTACCCATCGTACCATTTAACTCGGTAGTTGATGGCATAACTATGAATTTTGAATTAGTATCTGTGACTAGTTTAGATGAAGATTACCTATATGAAATTCCTCCTGCACCCACAGGAAGATTCAACATGTTGTATAGAAACGACAAGCTTGGATTTGGTTCGCCAGAAACTGGATTCTTTTTCTATTTCAAGCAGGGCGTTCTTCAAAATTCCGACTTTACACTAGAACAACAAATCAGCAATCAAACTATAGACATCAATATTCAAGGCATCAATAACACTGACACCTGGTTGTATCAGTTAAACGCAGCCAACAACAGTCGCGTATTTTGGAAAGAAGTACCCAATATCTATGCCGATGCCTATCTACAGACCGAAGAATCAAATCGCGAAATTTTTTCTGTAAGCAGCCGATTTAATGATCAAGTAACCTATGTATTTGGAGACGGCGTCTTTTCAAAGATACCAGTTGGTAACTTCAGAGCTTATGTGCGTGCAGGTAATGCACTAACTTATACGATTGATCCTAACGAAATGCAGGGCATCACTGTTACGTTCTCGTACATCAGCCGTCAAAATAAAGTCGAAACTCTTACTTGTACTCTTGAATTAACTACGCCTGTTTCGAATGCTCAAAGCAGAGAGTCTTTGCCAGACATCAAACAGAGAGCACCAACCAGATACTATACTCAAAATCGTATGGTTAACGGTGAAGACTACAATAATTTTCCATACACCCTCTACAGTTCAATAATCAAGAGTAAAGCCATTAATAGATCATCTATTGGTGTATCTAAAAATCTCGATTTACTTGATCCAACCGGCAAATATAGCAGTATAAACACATTTGGCACAGATGGCGCTGTCTGGCAGTCCAGCGACGATGGGTTTTTAACTCTGACCATTAATAATGTCAGTGATATTATCGCTTTCTTAACTGATACTCTATCAAGCGTGTTGCTTGATAATCGATGCCAGCAATATTATATTCAGAATTATACAAGATATTCTATTAACAATGCTTCCGGTGACGGAACATTGTACTGGCAAATTTCGTCAGTTAACAATAATAGCGAATCAGGCTATTTTTATAACACCGTGAGTTCGCAGAATATCCCGGTTCAGATAGGACTCTTCTCATCTAATAATGCGAAGTATATCACAAAAGGCGCACTTGTCAAGTTTATAGCTCCACCTGGTTACTACTTTGATTCAAATAATCGATTAGTTTCAGGTATACCAACTCCTTCAAATACTACGTTTATTTGGACTACAGTGTTGAACGTAATTGGCGATGGTGCAAATAATGGCACTGGCACTTTTGCAAATGGAACAGGACCAGTTGTATTGAACGGGTTTGTACCATCTGGTGCAATTTGTACCACTGTAATACCAGTATTCGATAACAGCTTGTCTTTCGATATCGTAAACGAATGTCGAATCAATATTGAATTGCAACAGAGTTTTTCTTTGACCTTCAATAATGCGCTGACTATTGATCAAGAGCGTTGGGATTTAAGACCGATCAATGATCTTAATTACTTCATCAAGTTCACAAGCTTGTCAAATAATCGTTATTCCGTGACATACCGATCTCTAGAGTATTTTTTCGGTAGCGTTACTGATATTAGATTTGCTCCCGCCACGAACGAACTAGTTTATGATCCCTTCAGTGGTAAAATCCTACAGGATTTCGTCAACGTATTAGCTACTAACAGCTTGCCTAACTCAACATATCCAATAGGTAAAGATACTAAAGTCAACATTATTGGTCAAACAGTTGAATCTGACGGATATGTCAATGACTTTGAAGTCAAGGTTGCCGCCACTGATGTAAACAACAGACAGTTGATTTTGAATCCGGATTTCTTCAGCGAACTTACTGGCTATCAAGTAAACGCAGCAAATTTGGGAATTTATGTATTTTTCGTATTGATCGAGGATGCAGTGAGTCTGACTAGACTACAACTTGTGCCAAATGGTCAAATCGTTGCACTGTATTCCACAAAAAGTCAGATCGAAACGATAAAATATGAATATCCAGTCAATCAACTTTACTATGCCTTTAGTGAGAATAAGTTCTACAAGTCAGTTCAAGATCAAACAGTGACCACTCCGTTTTACATTCTTCAAGAACGTCCTGAGTATAGCATGTTACCTGGCCGTCAGGGACTGTCTTTTCAATACAGACACAATTCAAATAACACAACCCGCATTGATCCTGCAACGACCAACATTATTGATCTGTACG